GTGATCGATCTGGTATTGGAGCTTTGACTGATATACGAGGCGTGCCTCTAAGCTTTCCCGTAGCCGTGCAAGGTGGACCCGGATATCCGTTATACATGTCTGGCAAAGGCAAAGGCTGGGCATCGATGCAAGGTGCAGCCAATCAGAAACAAATGAACATCATCCAAGCTGCCGATGAAACTGGTATGGCGCCGTTAGGCGTATATACAGCCATGGGCCGTGAGGGTATTAACTTCTCCACCCCGGTGGTGTTGTCGATGGTAGGCCAGCTCGATTACCTGAAGATTCCAAAGAAACAGATTGCAGCGTTTAACAGTGCTGTGAAGAAAGGTACACCAGCCAATCCGGGTATCAAAGATTTTGTTGGTTTGAATAGCGCTGATCTTGTGGGACAGCTGACAGGTGAGATGGCCAGCAGTGTAAGCTCTGGCAACATTCGTAAAGCTGTCATCGAAGAAATGAAAAAACCAAGATGGCAGAACATGGGCTTCCCGGTATACGAAGACGTATTGGACACTGTAACTGACCCAGCTCTTAGAATACCCAGAGGACCCAAAGGAACCCTTAATCCAGCGGAAACTGGATACAGCATATTTAAAGGCGCTCCATCCAAACCTACGTTTCAGGATCCCTATCATCTGAGTTACGACACAGTAATACCGGGAGACTATCTTGGTGGCTTACCCGGTAGAGGCGTGCCGCCTGAGATTATGTTCCCGCAAAACTTTGCGCGTATGGCACAAAAAACTAACGTAGCAGGCAAGCCGCTTACCCGACAACAACAGCTTGGATCTCTGGCTATGGAACCCATGGTCGAGCCAGTAACCGATGAGCTGATAGAAAATCTAGCTAAGTATCTGAATAAGACACAAGGTACAAACTTTGCGCAAGGTGGTGAAGTCGAGGATCCTAGAATCAGTCGTCAGCTAGGATTCGATGAGAACGACGCGAAAGAAGTCGCGTTGATGAACGCCGGGATACCGTTTGATTACAACAGATCTGGACTTCTATCTCTTGCTGTCTAAATCAATGTTCTCATGGCCAGACCACAACAACAGCAGCAGAAGCGTAAGACTAAAAAAGAATACCTAGAGTGGGTGCGGCAGCAACAGCTGCGTTCACACAATCAATGATTTCTCCATATCCAAGCCAGCACAGCCAGCTGCAAAGCGACCATGCCGACCAAGAAGATATAGAAAAACCATTCGATCATCTGTAATTGGTTTGATGCACCAGCTCACCGTCTAAATAGATTCGATAGTTTTTGCCATCTTTATCGAAGTCGTTTACCTTGCGACTGATCAACTGCGGAAACTGTTCGTCCCGGCACTTCACATGCCTGACGTATCCTTCCTCGCCATTGATCCGCACATGTACGTGCAGCTCCCACATTGAGTTATCAAACACTCCGTAAATTACGTCACCCATTGCTTACCTCCTTAGTAAACCTAAATTTTCCAGACAAGTCAGACTGACTGCGGCCAGTTCTGTTTGCCCACCCTTTGTCACTTGTTGAATATTTTTTGTGATGATCTTTGAGCATACCGGCATACTCCAGATATCGCCCGGATTGCCAGTCGTGTATGTACGTCACAAACTTTGATACGTCATGGTTTGACACAAAATCTTTCATCGCTTCCCTGACTAACTTGCTGAAGTATTTTTTTTCAGCGTTGCTTGTTGGTTGAAAGTCTGTAAAACAGATTCGCGTGATTTCATACACGCGCTTGTCATTCCATCTGGCTACTGGTCTGCCGATACTGCAAACGCCGATTATTTCTCCTCTGGTAAAAACCCAAGCATCGCCACAATCATCGTGTCGAATCATTACGTCATCGTTTGAGTCATCGAACCAGTCGTCCTGACAATCCACCAAGTCAGCAGGCAGGCACTTGAACCAATCGTCGCCACGCATGGCCACGTAAGTTATCTTGTGTCCTTGTGGTGGTTTGTTGGTCCGGTGATACCAGCTGTAGATTTGCTTTGCCAAAGCAAACTTTATAGGCACGATTCGTAAGTCATTCATTTGTCGTGTGCCTTAACTAACTTTGAAGCCGGGTAAAGTTTTACCTTACCCAGCTCCTCGTCCAAAAATCTCACCTTCCCGGTTTTGGTATCCCGGCCCATGTACTGACCATGGAAGGTGGTGCCTTTAACGCGCAATCTCATGACTGCGCGTCAGCCCCCAACTGAATTGCAAGCTTGGCGCCAAGATCACAAATCGCGTCGTGGAACTTGTGATCAAAATGATCACCGCAGTAGAAGTGCGCGAACTCATGAAGTAACAGCGACAGCTGCTTTTCGAAATTGCTAGGCGCAAACCAAGCTCTGCCGTTGTTGGCATTTATATCGAGCCTGCATTGGCCGTAAGCTGCGGAAAAGTTATTAACCTTCACCACGCTCACATGCAGCGGCTTGCCAATCAGATCCATGTGCAGCTTCTTGGCATACTCAACGAATCTACTTTGATTCTCGGTCCAGTCAGACTGCTGCACAATTGTCACAGGCTCTGCGTTAGGGTCATCGCTGTATGGCTTAGGCGATGGCGTGATCTGGCCAGCTGGCTTGATTGCAGAAGATGCTTTTGCATTTCTCCACAAACCAGAACTCAAGCTGCCCCCGGTCACCACCGTGTAGCCTCTAGACATTGCGATCTTGTTAGCTTCTGGATCAGAAGGATCGTAAGCAACACGCTTCTCGCCGTACCTAGAAGTTAGGACCCGCTCGACAGACTCTGACGAAGCTCGCTCATCAGCAGCTGCTGAACTGACCCAGTCATTAGTAGCCTCATCATCTTCGAGCAAGTGACCAGCCTCGTTAAGTACCGCAACACGCAGCTGCGCCAAGTAAGCTGGCGTGACATTGTCACGATCCATGTTCAGTGGGATCTTTTGCTGAATGTTGATGTGCCACTTGTCGCCATCAAGACCAACGACTGGTATGCCCATCTCGTAGATCGTTGGCTCTTCGCCATCTTCTACTTCAAACAATTCAACTGTAGTGGTTCTTGTCGTGCGTTTTAGATTGCCTTCAACATCAGAAGTGATGGTCGGCAGCTGCAAGTTAAACTCTGTAACCTTTTTGTGTGGTGCCAGAACAAACTTGTTACCTAACACGTCAACACAAGTTTCGATGTTGTCCGGGGTCAAAAAAGTTTTGACGTAAGACTCGAACTCTTGCACTTCAGACTTGCTGACTTTGAGCAGCCCATCAAAGTAAGAACCAGTTTCGGTTCTTGTTCTGATTGGTCGTCTGCCCCGGTCATCAAAACTAACAGCGCTGTTGACTGAGACTATCTTGGCTTCTTTGCAGATAGCCAACACAAGTTTTTCGCCAAGATTGAAACGACCACGTTTAGTCGGGTCACTCTTCTTGTTACTAGGATTGAACAAAGTGAACGCATCAGAAATATCTTGCCAGCCATTTGGGTCATCGTCACTGACGACAACTCTATGGTTGTGAGATCCAGCTGAGTCCTTTTCGATCTGGACCCGAACCTCGGTGACCTCTTGGTCCCAAGCATTCTGAATAAGCTCTGCGATTGCGAAGGTGCGGCTTTTGCCGTTTAGTAATTGTTCGAGTCCCTTCTTGTTAACGTCGAACCAGTTATTTTTCGTTTCCATATTCATATCTCCGGTTAGTGAATATACAGACATCTTACAGTATCCGTGTCCAAATGCAAGCTTTTATACAAGCAAATAAATACTTGTACATCGACACGGAATGTGCATAATGTACATATTGATGAACCAAACCGGAGAAAATTATGGTGACAAACAAAAAGCGTTTTTATAATCGAGTGCGCCGTACCTGTCTCAAGCATGATATTGATATCGAGCTTGATGGTGCGCCACGTAACTGGCGTTCAGTGCAGCTGCTCAAAGATGGCCAGCTGTTGTTGGGCGATTATGCTGAGGGCCGTCGTCCTCTTGATATTGATTGGCAGCGCATGCATGAAGAGCTGACCAAGTATGGATTCGTCGGAGGTGCTAAGTGAATATTTTTCTTAGCGAGATAGAGATCAAGGTGATCGAAAAGATAAAGTCAGAAGACCTTACCGTCGCCCAGTATATCAATAAATTTTTTGCAAACAAACCGCAAGAGCTGCACGACTTTTTAGATAAAGAGCGTGAGCATTTGTTATTGTCTGGAGAGTTTTATGAGCAATCCTAAAAAACAAATTCGTAACATCTACGGCTACTGCCGTGTATCCACCACCGAGCAAGCTGAGAACGGGATCTCTATCGATACCCAGCAAGAGCTGATCTCTGAGTTTGTGCGCGATAAATTTAACCGGGATGTTACTGAGTGGTTTGTAGATGCTGGCGTATCTGGGACCGTGCCGATTATGGAACGTGAGCAGTGTCGGGCCATGACCGATGTGATCGATGAGTATGACATCGTTATTGCTACCCGGATCGACAGACTATCACGTAGCTGCAACGATCTACTGCAAACAATTCCGCATTTAGAAGAAAGCGGCGTGACTTTGTATTTGTGCGAACAATTCAATGACATGCCAGTGGTCTATCCCAAAGAGATGGCCGCAAAAGGTCTGGAGTCTAAGTACGATATGAACTCGCTGGTGAACCAGATTATGTTGATGGTTTTGTCAGCTGTCGCTGAAATGGAGTTCGAGAACACCAAGAAGAAATTTGCAGAAGGCAAAATTGCTTGGGCGCAACGTGGTTACTCAATCGGCGGCTCTGCACCTTTCGGTTTTGAATTTGAAGAAGAACGATTGCCACAAGGTAACCGTATGAAAACGCGCAAAAAACTTGTGGAGATACCTGAAGAGCAAGCTGTGATCAAAACCATACAAAAGTGTAAGCAACGTGGCCTTGGTGCTAGACGTATTGCAAAGCAGGTTGCCAACACGCATGCAGGCTATGAAGACTTCTCGCCAAACAAAGTCGTCAAGATCCTAAATCGCAAGTTTCAGGGAGTAGCTTCCTAGTTGCGTTTTATTAGTTATAATGCTAGTAGCACAGGACTAGCATATGACTATTATTGAAAACATAGAAGCGGCGATTGCGAAAATAGATTCGATACTGTTGCTCGACTATATCACGGGTCCAGTGCGAGAAGAATTGACGCACATCAAAGCGTATTTAGAAAGCGCAAAAGCGGATCTTAGCTGATGGCAAATATTAACGGGTGGGGCCGAGGCACATGGAACGAAGGTGCTTGGGGTACTGAACTACCTGTTGAAGTAACCGGCCAAGCAATTACATCCGGAATTGGCTCTTTATCGGTCACAGCCGCAGCAAATCAAACGCCGACTGGCCAAGCCATAACATCAGGTCTTGGCGCATTATCTGTCGTCGCACAAGCCAACCAAACACTTACAGGTCAGGCAATAACATCTGGCCTAGGGTCAGTATCGGTTGTTGCGCAAGCCAATCAAACGCCCACGGGCCAAGCTGTTACGTCGGCGCTAGGATCCATAGAAGTACACCACAACGCTGTCGTTGAGGTTACTGGTTTATCAACAACATCTGCACTCGGATCAGTCACACCAAGCGCAGCTGCAAACGTAACGCCGACAGGTCAGTCGGCAACAGCTAGTGTAGGCACAATTTTGGTGTATGGTGAAATAGATACGTCGCAAACGCCTAATTACGCTACAATATCAACAACACAAACTCCCGGTTATGAGGAGATAAAAGCAGGCCGAGATGCAGCTTAAGATTTTTTTGCTATAATGCAGAAAGGAGAATAGAAAATGGCAACCTATGTAAATGACCTCAGATTAAAAGAGATCGGCACCGGAGAGTCTTCAGGAACTTGGGGAACCGAAACGAATGTTAACCTTGAATTGATAGGTGAAGCTCTTTCTTTTGGCACTGAAGGTATTACCACTAACGCCGATACTCACACTTCTACCGTAGCCGATGGCTCTACAGATCCAGCGCGATCTATGTACATTAAGTACACCGGCACACTCGATTCAGCCTGCACCATCACTATCGCACCGAACACATTAAGCCGATTACATTTTATTGAAAATGGCACATCTGGCTCACAAAATATTATTATTTCTCAAGGTAGTGGCGCAAATGTAACGATCCCACCGGGAGACGTAAAAGTCGTTTACCTAGATGGCGCCGGTAGTGGCGCTGCTGTAGTCGATGCTTTTGCAAGTCTCAGCGTTGTAGATTTAAAAGTACAAGATGATTTAACAGTCACCGATGATGTTTCTATTGGTGGAGCATTAGTGCTTACTGGCAACGCAGATTTTAACGGTGATTTAGACGTTGATGGTACTACCAATCTGGATGTCGTCGACATCGATGGCGCTGTAGACATGGCCTCCACGCTACAGGTAGATGGTGCGATTACATCTTCTGCTGGCGCAACCATAACTACAGCCGACAATACTAACCAACTTACACTAGTATCGACGGACGCAGATGCAGCCGTTGGTCCAGTATTAGATTTATACAGAAACTCTGGAAGTCCTGCTGATGATGATTTCTTAGGCAAAATTAATTTCAGAGGCAGAAACGATAACTCACAAGACGTGGATTACGGATTTTTAAGTTATTTTATTTCTGACGCATCTGACGGCACAGAAGATGCCTTTATGCAAATGGGGCTTATGATAGGTGGCTCAGCTACTTTGATGCTCGAAGCTTCACCAACTGAAATAGCTTTCAATCAAAGCGGATCGGGACAAAACTTTAGGGTCGAGACTAGCGCGACAACCCACGCGTTGTTTGTTGATAACAGTAATAATCATGTAAATATTGGCGGGTCATCGGATCTTGGTGGACTTCTTAATGTTGCTGGTGACATTAATTTAGTAGTGGGTTCTGGCAATCCAGCGTTCACTATTAAAACAGCGGGTACAGGTAACAATCCATCTATTGCTTATAGAGCAGGTGACAATGTTGTTTTTGATAATATGTTGGTCGCCTCAGCCTCTACGGATTATTGGAGAGTAGGATTTGGTACATCAGGTAGTGTTGCTACTGAAGTTTTAACAGTTACAACTGATGCTAAGGTTGGGGTGGGGACTGTAACGCCAGCAGACCCTTTGCACGTTGCGGGTAATCTTCGTGTAAGTACGACTACTGCTAACAGCACAGAACTAAGATTTAAAGTCACGCCCGGTACTGCTGGTGATAACTGTACTGTAGCGCTTTATCAAGACGACGCTTCTACTGTAGGCGTCTTTCTGCAAGCAGACGGCGCTTGCTGGTTTACAAAAGGAATAAATCCCGGCAGCGGAGATACAACAGCAGCCAATGTCCTTGACGATTATGAAGAGGGGACTTTCAACGCCACCATAACAAGCGGTGGCACTTTTACTATAGATGACAATGATTGTCATTACACAAAAATAGGGCGTTTCGTTCACATAAAAGGTTTTCTTACTTTCAGTGCTGCTAGTGGAGACTCAAATTTTTTAACAGTCGGAAATTTACCTTTTACAGTTGCAGCAGTTAGCGCTAATTATGGTCCAAACCCACTCATGGTAGATAATTTATCATCCTCCACAGATGTGGTTTTTGCACAATTGGGAATAGGTGGCACTACTTTTATTACATTAGTTAACACTGGTAGGTCTGGGTCACACTCTGGGCTGCCAGGAAATCAAATAAGCACTAGTAGTGCCTTTCGATTCACATTGTCATATATAGTGGCATAATATAACCAATATACTTAGTGGAGTCTAAGTACGGACAAAGGAGAAAAATATGGCAATAACTAAAACCATCATCGAAGACAAAATAGAAATTGTCGGAGAGCATAAAAATATACAAATAAGAACAGCTACTGTGATCAAGGAAGATGGCACAGAACTTACAAGGTCTTTTAATAGAAAGACCCTTGAGTGCGTATCATCATCTCAGGACGGTAGCTCTTGGACCCATACCGATACTGATGTATCAGGTGAGTCTACAGAGGTTCAATCTATCTGTAACACAGTTTGGACTGATTCAGTAAAAACAGCTAAAAAAGCAGCTAATGAAGCTGCTGGAGCGTTATAATGACTGAAGAAAAAATACATCAAATTGGCGATCAAAAAATAAAAGACGCTGATCTTACGTCAGAGCAACACCACCACAAAAATCACGTTATTAGTTTGCGTAATAAAATTGCAAAATTGCAGTTTGAAATCGATGACCTAATGCCCTCACTGAAGTGGCACGAAGATGCTTTAGTCAACACAACAAAAAAAGAAGCTGATGAATTGCTGGTAGAAGATGAGGCTTCTGTAAAAGAGTCATGAGCTGGTGGGCAAAACTTGTTGATGCTGTGACCGGGACAGAGCGCAAAACAGTGAGAGCTAGAAACGACAAAGGACAATATGTTGGTGACGACGAATCCACTCCAGATGTTGATGAAGCTTACGAGACAGTAAGAGTTAAGAAAAAACAAAAAGGAAGCAAATAAGATGGAAATTATTACAAATCTTGTGAGCGTAGTCACCGGGATCGTATGCGCGGCCAGTATTATCTGTAGTTTGACCCCGACGCCGAAGGATGACGCCCTAATAGCCCGTCTCTACAAAATTTTAGAAGTGGCAGCTTTAAATATCTATAAGGCCAAACAATAACATGGAAGAAGGCGTGGAAGCTTTGGCTGAAATCAAAGCACATCAAAGAGAGTGCGCCGTCCGTTACGAATACATCCAGCGTCGTCTAGATGACGGCAGCGATAAATTTAAAAGATTAGAAATGCTCTTGTGGGGCGTATACCCATTTATTGTAGCAACGGTTATTGGAGTAGCAGTCTTGCTATGAGCGAAGAAGTAACCAAAAAAAAGATTGAGCTAGAAGTAGAAGTCGGCACCACTACCGTGGAGCGTGGCATCAATCCTTATCAAAAGTGGATACACCTAGCTAGAGCTGTTGATGCTTGGAGGATTTTCCCAAGGTTGTTTTTAACCGTATACATATTTCTTTTGTACTACTCGACCATGTGGTTCATGAGTTTGCCAGATCCGTCACTAGAACAATCTGGTCTTATTTCAATTATTGTAGGCGCAGGCGCAGCATGGTTTGGCTTGTATGCAGGAACATCAAACAGCTCGAAAGGATTTAAAGGCGAAGATTAATGATTACTACATATGTTGGTTACAAGTTAGCGATGTCACCATATGGCATACAGTTTTCTGATGACGACGACAAACTCACCATGGAAAAATTATCACAAAGCCACGATTTCGAGCAGGGCGATAAATTTGTTTTGTATGAAGATACACAAGGCAAGGTGTGTTTGAAGAAAGACCGGGATAATGCAGGATCCAATTAGCCTTATCGCGGAGCTTGGTCTACCGATAGCCAGTGGTTTGGTGATGGGCTATTTTATTTTTCTGGTTATGCGCCAAATGATGAATGGTTTGGTCGATGAAATCAAAACCATACAAGGCATATCCAAGATGCTAATTACTAGGGCATCTATTATGAACAACGATATGATACGCATAGACACCAGCGTATCCAGCGCGTTACACATCCCACCAGACTTGCAGCGCATAGCGCGTGCGGAAAACTTTGTAGAAGACGGGAAAATAGACGCTAGGCGCGACTAATGGACGTAGCCAAGCTCGTCGCAGACTTTGGCTTTCCTGTAGTCATGGTTATCGGTTTAGGTTATTTCGTTTACTTTGTTTGGCAAACAATCACCAATGTAATTGACCCTGCGGTCCAAGATATGAAAGCTACAATTATACGCCTGACTGACCAGCTCAGACTTTTGGACCAAGATATGATACGATTACAAGAAAAGGTGAATACAGTGATTGAGCTAAGAGAGGCCGACCCTGTACCTAGTAAACATGAAGAGAAAAAAAACAGAAGCTGACAGGAAGTTTGAACTTTGGTTTGCCATGTCTGGCATAATTTTTATGGTCTTTGCTGTTTTATATTCTTCTGTGACCAGCGCTGACGAAATGGTCCACAAATTTAAGTCTCCGAGCTTTTCTGGCATCGGTACATCTGCACACTATTTAACCATTGAGAATCAAGAGTTTAATCGTAAGGAAGCGATCAAGGCTGAAATAAAAGCGTATAATGAGAAATTAGCGCGTGACGAAGAAAACAGCACACTTGCTCGTTTCATCAGAAATCTTGAATCAAGAGTGTATGCGCAGCTGTCACGTCAGTTAGTAGATTCGCTGTTTGGTGAAAATCCAAGCCTTAGCGGAATAATAGAATTACTAGGAAACACAATAGAATATGTAGTAGATGAAACAGCTGGACTTATCACACTCAAGATTACCGACTCTGATGGCAACACCACAGAGATTACGGTCCCTATCGGTAGCTTTACTTTCTAGCTACTTGCTTGCTTCTTGTACGATCCTCATACCGGATCCCATTGAAAACAACATAGCCCCTATACAAAGAATCGAACAAGCTGAAATCAGAAGCTTGGTTAATGATGAATTGTTAAACGTAGATCCCGCCGTCCGAACTCCGGTCATTGCAGTGTATAGAGAGTCTTTTACTGATCAAACAGGCGCCCGTCGAAGCAACAGTCAATTTGCCACATTCAGCACAGCAATCACGCAAGCACCCCACGCTTATTTGATTCGCGCCTTAAAGCATGCCGGTAAAAACAAAGATGGATTTTTCGAAGTAGTAGAGCGCGTTGGTTTAGATCACGTCACCAAGGAGCGCCAGCTGATTCGCTCAACCCGCGAAAGTTTTGACGAAAGACAAAAGCTACCACCTTTAGTCTTTGCTGGACTTATAATGGAAGGTGGTGTTATAGGTTACGAATCTAACACTACCAGTGGAGGCGCTGGTGCGCGTTATTTGGGGATAGGGACCAGCAAAGCTTACAGGAGGGACACTGTACAAGTTTCGCTAAGAACAGTTTCAGTAACAACCGGGAAGGTGTTAATGGAGGTTCTGGTATCCAAAACAATATTGAGCGCATCGCTCGATAATGATGTTTTTCGTTTCGTAGCCGATTCTACTGAGCTTGTAGAAGTAGAGGGCGGAGTAGTGCGAAATGAATCAGTCAACATCGCACTTCAAGCCGCAATAGAAACCGCCGTTTTGCAAACCATTAAAGAAGGTGTAGAATATAACTATTGGACGGTTAGGAGATGAAGCGCTACACAGCAATATTTTTGTTTGTCACGTTATCAGCATGGGCAGCTGATAATGAAGTGTACGTGGACCAAAGTGGCGCAACAGCCAACATAGACCTAGAACAATTAGGCGGCTCCAACATCATCGGAGGCCTGAACTCAGTAGCCGGTACCCTGACAGCTTTTGATCTCGACGGGACTGGACTCACCCTCGATATAAATCAAATTGGTAATACCAATAAATTTCTTGGCGATATTACCGGAGACTCAATAACTGGTTTTTTTGAGTTTGACGGCGATACAAACAGCTTCACCATTCAAGGCGATCCTACCAATACTTTTGGTATTGACAGCTCAAATTACAACGTAGATGTCACCGGATCGACCAACACTTTTACACTCAATCATGGCACAGCTGGCTTGGCTTCTCAGCTTGACCTTGACTGGATCATTAATGGAGACGGAAACACAATAAACTATGCGTTAGACATAGATGGCGCCACCTCGTATCTTGATATAGATGGAGATAGTAATAATTTGACATACGATGGTGACGGCGCAGCAGGAGGGTATTTCTATTTGGATCAAACCGGTAACAGCAGAACTTTCAACATACAGCAACAATCAACACTTAATAACGACTGGCTCAAGATCATTACTAATTCTACTGGTGGTACTTTGTGCATTATTCAAGACGACCAAGGTACAAGCACTTCCTGCTGATATAGGCAAAGTTTCAGAACTAAACGGCAACGCGCAAATTATACGCGATGATGCTTATGGCGTTACCATGGCTTTCCCGGTTCAACAAATGGACGATGTAAGGACCGCAGCTGGCAGAGTCGGTATTACGTTTGTAGACGATTCAGTCGTTAGGCTTACAGAACACAGCAAGCTAGTTATAACCGAATATATCTTCAATCCAGACCCAGACAAATCCAAACTAAGTTTACGCTTTGCTTCAGGCACTGCACGATTTATAACTTCAAAGATGGGCCTTATTAATAAAGAGCGCATCAACATCACTACCCCTACAGCTCAGATTGCAATTAGAGGTACGGATTTTACTTGCACAGTAGATGAGCTGGGACGCAGCCTGATCATTCTATTGCCTGATGCAAATGGGGATGCCTCTGGTGAAATTATGGTGGCTACCGGGGCTGGCACTGTCACGCTGAACAAACCGTATCAAGCTACCACCGCATCGGTTTATGAAAGCGTACCTACTCGTCCTGTGCAGCTCGACATTACTTTGGATCTGATCGACAACATGTTGATAGTTTCACCACCAAAAGAAGAAGAGATTGCAGCTGAAGAATCTGTATCTAAGGCAAGCAACGTCTTGGACTTTGATGCGTTGGAGTTTGACGATCTAGATGTGGACTATCTTGATGCTGAAGCAGAGCTTGCTTTTGAGGAGCTTGATATCAACTTCTTGGACGTTAATTTTCTTGAAGACTTACTTGATATTGTTGAAGACCTAGATGCATTGAGCGATGACGAAATAGATCAGATAGAAACAAGCATAGCCATTACTGGAACTTCTGTTGGTCAAGATCCATCAACACAAATCACCACCATCATACAAGGTCAACAAATTAGTTTGCGACGTAATGTCAGTGAAAACGTAAGAGTAGATATAGATGGCTCTGGCGCTTATACGGTGATATTTATACAAGATGGTGTTAGTAAAACAATTACGATCAACGGTGGCGGCAGCTCCGTGATAAAGATCAAGCAGGGATGAAGACATCACTCAAAACTATAGCGGTGGTGTTTGTATTATCACTGCCATTTATAATGCAGTGGTCCGCTTTAGAGATCCTCAAGCTAAAAACATTTGATGCTCTGGTCCCTGAAAAACAACAATCTAATTACTTTGCTATCCTCAACATCACTGAAGAAGACATAGAACGTGAGGGTGGCTGGCCGTTACCCAGAACTAGACTTGCAGAAATACAAACCGAATTGATGGCCCGTGGAGCTTTTGGTGTTGGTTGGACTGTTGCGTTTCCACAGCCAGACCGGATGGGTGGTGACAAAAAATTTGCAGAATCTTTGCAAGGTCGTAACAGTATTCTTGCCATGTACGAGAATCCCGGCAGCGGTTACCCAGCCACCGTAGGCACTGTCATCATGGGCGATCCTGTTGGCGGCTATCCTGCCTCTGGCGTAGTGCAAAACATAGAGATTCTGAGAAACGCTGCTTCGCAAGGTATTGCCTCTGCCCCGGTGGATGTTGATCAGCTTGTAAGGCGTATGCCTTTGCTCATGAAAACACCCGATGGATGGGTGTCTGCTTTCGGTACGGAAGTTTTGAAAGGCATGGTGGGCGCTGATACCTATATTATAAAAACCAACCAAAACGGCATACAGGAGGTTGTAGTGCAAGGCTTGCCGCCTGTGGCTACTGACTCTCTTGGGCGTAAGTGGATCAGCTGGATAAAAACCGATCAAACAAATTTATCAGAAATGAACGTCAAAGAGCGGTTTGTATTTATCGGCACAGACGCTATGGGCATCATGCCACAACTAGCTACCCCGGTTGGACTGCTAGAACCACACAAAATACAAGCTGCACTGGCTGAATCGATATTGATACAAGACAGCCCACGCATACCAGATTGGTCTTTTGCTGCCGAACTAGGCATTTTTGTGTTTACTGTGGCTCTTGTATGGTTGTTTGTGACGCAGCTTGGCGTGACGTGGGGTGTAATGTCATTTTTAGCCATATTTGGCCTCACAGCGTACTCTGGGATCTACCTCATACAGTCTGGAGTGCTTCTGGACGTGACTTGGAGCCTTATTTCGCAGTTTTTTGCAGCTTCAGGGGCGTTTTATTTGAACTTCCGCACCCAATACCGCCTAAGACAGCTAATTAAGAAACAATTTGAGCATTATTTGGACCCTAGACAGGTAAAACAGCTCCAAAAAGACCCAGATTTGTTGAAATTAGGCGGTGAAACGAGATATTGCACATTTTTGTTTACCGATTTGCGTGGTTTCACATCATTAAGTGAAAAATTGTCTCCACAAGAGGTTACTGAGGTAATGAATGCTACCTTGACGGTCCAAGTAGAAGAAATACAGCGTGCCGGTGGCTGCATTGACAAATTTATCGGCGATGCTTGTATGGCCATCTTCTCAGCACCTTTGGATCTTCCAGAACAAGAAAATAGGGCAGTCGCAGCTGCCATACGCATACAAGAAAGAGTCAAAGAGCTAAACGAACAGCTCCCGGTTCACGTTGCAATTGGCGTGGGCGTAAACAGTGGCGAGGCGGTGGTTGGGAATATGGGATCGGACACAAGATTCGATTACACGGCTATCGGTGACGCTGTAAATGTAGCGGCCAGATTAGAGAGCGCAACGAAGGAAGCAGGCGTAGATATTTTAATTGGATACAATACTGCACAAAAGTGCAAATATTTGTTAAAATCATTAGAACCGATTAAAGTGAAAGGTAAAAGCGAGGCATTAAACGTATACACATGGGATTCAAACTTGCAGCAGTCTCTACCGGATTACTACTGATAGTAACTACCGGCCTATGGTTTTTCGTACAAATGCAGGCGAAAGAAATCTCTACGCTCAAAGCTAATGCCGTGATCCTTGAAGAAAAAATAGAAGAACAAAACGCCAGCATAGATAACTATTTAGCAAAGCAAAAAGAAACTACTGAACAAATCAATCAACTCAACGCGCAGAATCAAGAAGCAGTGCGCGAAGTTAATCAGCTAAGAAACACCTTCCAGCGTCATAGCCTGAACAATCTAGCCATGGCAAAGCCGGGACTCATAGAAAATATAATCAACAAAGGCACGGCGAAAGTTAAATCAGAGTTTGCAGAGCTAACAGATCCAAACATGTTTGAGAGCAAAGATGAGGCACCTGCTAGTAATTAGTTTAGTTTTTGTTGTTAGTGGTTGTTCTTTGTTTCAGCCGCGAACCGCGCCTGTGGAAATCAAAACAATTACTTTGCCTGCACCTATGTACCACCCCCCTATGCCTTTAGAGGTAAACCTGCAAGACATAAAGTGGCGTGTGCTTACGCCAGAAGTAATGGAGGAATATCTACAGCTTGTTGAGGAAGGTAAGGCGCCAGCTGAACCTTACTATGCGTTATCGACGCAGGGTTATGAAAGTCTTAGCATGAATATGGCAGAGCTAAAAAGATATGTTACCAACGTCCTTGCGATAATAGAGTATTATAGGGAACAAGATAAACAATTAGAAACGCAGGAGAAGTCGGATGAGTGATGCCCCAGAAGCATACGTCTACGAGGCCGAGCTTGAAAGGGTAATTGACGGCGACACAATAGATATCACACTCCGGCTGGGATTCGACGTAAATTTAACCAAACAGCGTGTTCGCCTTCACGGGATCGACACCCCTGAGAGTAGAACCAGAAACCTAGCGGAAAAGGCTCTAGGACTAAAAGCAAAAGAAAGATTGAAGGAGTTATGTGTTGGAAGATTCAAGGTTAAGTCGCTTGGCAAAGGCAAGTACGGCAGGATCCTTGGCATACCGTATGATCAAAACGGTTCTGACATTTGCAAAACACTTATTAACGAAGGACATGCCGTTGAGTATTACGGCGGTAAGAAACTTGCCAGAGTCAAAGACGACGGCACATGGGGAGAATTATATGAATGATATGAGAGTCACTA